AAGCTCTATGAGCAGATGGATTCACCAGAACTTGAAGATATTCTTCATCAGGCTATTTATCTGTCAGAACTGTTGGGAAGGAGCATGGAATGAAAAAAGCTGAATATGGACTCACAGGTGACTTCATATTCAAGGAGGCTGTTGAGTTCCTGAAGAAAAAGATACCGCTGAAATTGGGGGAATATAGAGAAATCAGTGATGAGTGTAAGGGAAAGGCTTTTACAGTATCAGGATACACAAGCCTTGAAGTGCTTCAGAAATTTCTTGATGAGCTGACAGAGGCTTGTGAACAGGGGAAGACAAAGAAGGACTTTATGGATACCATGAATGACTTTCTGGAAAGGAATGGATACGAAGGATTGAATCCCTTCAATGCAGATGTGATCTTCAGAACCAACATGCAGACTGCTTATAATGCAGGTCATTATAAAAGCATGACCAATCCTACAACCAAAAAATTGAGACCCTTTTGGAAATATATCACAGCAGGAGATGGAGAGGTCAGAGAATCACATGCACAGATGGAAGGAAGGATATATCCAGCAGATGATCCTATATGGGATATCTGGTATCCACCTAATGGGTTCCGGTGCAGATGTACAGTAGTAAGTCTGACAAAAAGTCAGGCGGAAAGGGAGAAAGAACATATCAGCAAGGGTCTTCCTTATAATGTGGATCATTCCACAGGAGAAATCCTGTACCAGTTTCCAGATAAAGGATTCTCAAATAATCCTGCAAAAGATAGCTGGAAACCGGATCTGACAGGAATAGATTCCAATTTGAAGAGTGCATTCAGGGAGAGACAACAGAAAAATAATGCCAAAACAGGATAAGCTGTTTTGAGCAAATTGGTATCTGCTATGGTAGGAATTTCCATTAAGGAATAGAAAACACCGTTATAACGCGTTATAACGCTATCAGAAAGGCAAATAAAGAGGAGTTGATGATATGAACAAAATTATTGTGTGTTCTGGCAACACAGTTGGTGTTGTCGGGGTGCCAAAAGAAATTAAGATTCTTCCTCTTGGTCTCGTCCATTCGCAGAAAGGGGATTTCAGAGTGGATGATGAGAGTGTGGAACTGATAAGACAGCAGTTTAAAGATCGAAAGCTTGATTTAGTAATTGATTATGAGCATCAGACGCTGAAGGACATTCAGGCTCCTGCCGGTGGATGGATCAAAGATATCTATAAAGGTGATGATGCTGTTATAGCTAAGGTTGAGTGGACACCAAGAGCTGAAGAGTATTTAAAAAACAAAGAGTATAAGTACCTATCACCTGTTGTAATGGTGAGAAAAAAGGACAGAAAAGCAATGGCAATTCATTCCGTTGCCCTGACCAATACACCAGCTATTAATGGAATGTTTCCTATGGTGAACTCCATTGATATAAATAATATTAATGAAAACGAGGAGGAAATAAAAATGGACTTAAAAGAGTTAGCAGTTATGCTTGGACTTCCTGAAACTGCAACAGAGGATGAAGTGAAGGAAGCAATCTCTGCTGTAAGAAAAGCCGTTGAGGACAAAAGAAAAGCGGATCAGCAGAAACCCGAAGAGAAGATGGGGCAAAATGTAGATAAAGGCGAGCCTGGTTGTGAACCGGTAGCAAATTCGATTGTGCTTTCCCTTCTTGGTCTGGAGGCGAATGCCAGGACTGAGGATGTAGCAGCTGCTGTTATGGCATTGAAGGCAGGAGGAGCTGATGCAGAAATACTTGAACTCAAAAGAGAATTAAAGGAGCGAAATGCAGACGATCTCGTTCAGATGGCACTCAAAGATGGCAAGATCACAGCTGCACAGAAGGAATGGGCAAAGGCATATGCTCTTAGTGATAAAGAGGGATTTAAGTCCTTTTTGGATAAGGCTCCTGTTGTGGTTCCGCAGGGCAGGCTTGATTTAAAAGACGCACCAAAGAGTGAACAGATGGAATATGATACCGCCATCCTGAAGAATTGTGGTATCTCTGAAGAGGATGTTAAAAAATATTTTAAAGGGGAGGCATAATTCATGGACAGAGCGGGAAATGAAAAACTTAATGTAATGGGATTACAGATCCCGGTAGCAGCAAATACAACAATTACAGAGGCTTGTATGGTAGCAATTAATTCCGACGGATACGCAGTGGAGGCTTCAAAAACCGAAGGTATTAAGGTGGCAGGATGCGCAATGAGATATACAGAGAACGCAGGTGCAGACGGAGAGGAAATGGTTCCGGTAAGAAGAGGGGCTTTCGTCTGGAACAATGACGGATCAATCGAGAACACAGATATCTTGAAGGATTGTTATGTATCAGATGCACAGACAGTAACCATCACCGCAGCAGGTTCCAGCAAAGCAGGAGTGATCCTTGCTGTTGAGGACGATGGTGTCACAGTAGAAATGTTATAGGAGGAAAAGAAATGTTTGTAAACCAGGCAAATTTGAGAGGGCTTAATGTAACGTTTTCAACCGCTTACAATAAAGCCTTTGACGGAGTAAAGACCAATTATGAGAAAATTGCAACAACTGTTCCAAGTACAACGGCAGAGACCGACTATAAATGGCTCGGTCAGCTGCCACAGATGAAAGAATGGGTTGGAGAAAGGGAAATCCAGAAGATGGCTGCGTACGGATACAGCATCAAGAACAAAAAGTTTGAGATGACTGTTTCTGTTCCGAGAGATGATATTGAGGATGATCAGTACGGAGTATATACTCCATTATTTTCTAACATGGGAGAAGCAGCCGCAGAACATCCGGACACCCTTGTATTTGAGACAATGAAGAAAGGATTCACAGAAAAATGCTATGATGGAAAGCCATTCTTCGCAACAGATCATCCGTCAGGAGAAGGTGGAAAGACACCAACAAGCAATATGTCACACTTGAAACTTTCTACAGATTCTTATGAGGCAGCACGTACTGCAATCATGAGTGTAACTGGAGACAAGGGAAAGAGTCTCAATCTGGTTCCTGATCTTCTTGTGGTAGCGCCTGCAAATGAGAAAATGGCAAGATTGATCCTCAAAGCAGACCAGATTGAAGGAACAACCAATGTATATAAGGATACAGCGGAATTATTGGTTGCGACTGAACTTGCAGACAAACCGGATGCATGGTTTCTCTTATGTACCAATAAATTCCTGAAGCCGTTCATCTTCCAGAAGAGAAAACCAGTGGAACTGACGGCTTTAACAAGGAATAATGATGAAAACGTGTTCATGAGGGATGAGTTTGTCTGGGGAGCTGATGGACGTTCTAATGCAGGGTATGGTTTCTGGCAGATGGCATATGGATCGGATGGAACTGCTCGGGGATAGGATGGTGAGATAGGTGGCATATTGTACCGTTGGTGAAGTGCTTGATATGTTGAAAGCAGATATGATGAATGTCATCATTGGAGATGATTATATCGAAGATGAACAGGAGAGAATCAAGGTAATTACTCCATTAGCAGAACAGGCTGTTGGCGATGCTGAAGCTGAAATTGATGGATACTTGGCAAAACGGTACAAAGTGCCATTTGTAAAAACTCCGCAGGTCATCAATAAATTTGCGAAAGATATTGCCCTATATAATTTGGTATCCAGGAAGGGCATTGATGAGTCAGAAAGAGAGAAAACATATCTGACAAGATATAATTCAGCAATCACCTTTTTGACGAAGGTCGCAGAGGGAAAGATAGACATTGGGGTTTCCGAAAAAAGCATAGAGGATGCTGCAAAGAATGGATTTTCCATGAAGAACGCAAAACGCCTGTTCACTAGAGAAAGCATGAGAGGTTGGTGAGAGTATGTCTTCTATATCAGTAAGACTGGAAGAAGATACAGATCAATTGCTTGAACGCCTAAAAAATATTCAAAATGTGGACAAGGCAGGAATTATGAATGCCATAGCAGAGGGACTTAGAACGTCTACAGAAGAACGGTTTCAATCACAGGAGACGCCGGAAGGAGTTAAGTGGAAGGAGTCTCACAGGGCAAGAGAAAAAGGTGGAAAAACATTAATCCGTACATCCGATCTCCGAACATCTATTAAAACAGAAGCCGATAGTACGGGACTTGCAATAGGAACAAATTTAATTTATGCGGCTACCCATCAGTTTGGAGATGAAAGAACTATCCGGGCAAAAAATGGAAAATATTTAAAGTTTAAAATTGGGAATAAATTTGTGAGTAAGCAGTCTGTCAGAGTGAACATCCCAGCAAGACCATTTTTAGGAATTAGTGAAAAGGACGATGAAGAAATCAGAGAGATTTTGGAAGATGTTGTTAGGGAGAACTGATGAAAAAGGAAAGAGATTTTATCGTGGAAAAGTTGCAGGAAGCGGGAGTTCATGGAAAAATTCACGATTCACTTAAAAGTTTAAAAAATTGCAACGAAGTCCATGTGGGGGCGGTACTTCGATCAGGAGAGCGGGTTTCTCGTTCCAAGTCAAAAAAAATATATGAAGACCAAGCAGGGCAAAGGATTACGAGAAAAAAGCTATTTGAACGGATTACGGTTCTCCATGTGGTGATTGGTGAGTATAACGAGGAAAAAGTAGAAAATATTTTCACGAAATTTTTAAAAATAATGTCAAAAGGAGTAGAGGTGGATGGAAACTGGGTGGAAATGGAAATCGGTGAGGTAGATTGGGTTCAGGGGGAAGATACCATATTGAAAAGTAAAATGGCAGTGGAATTTGATATGACATTGACCGGTGGCGTATATGTAGACGTTCCAATGAAAGAAATTAGCGCGAATTATGATTATACAGTTAAAAAGGTAGGCGATTAAAGTGGAGAATGAAAAATACATTACAATTGAGGAACTGAAGGAAGTAAAGAATACCTCGGATACAGTATTTGAGGGAATAAAAGCAGTTTCCGGATGGAGAAGTGGAAAAATGGTAACGGAGCAGGAATATGATGCTGCGGAAAAAACATTTTTAAACGCTCCAATGAGTGGTTTAAACGCTCCAATGAGTGGAAAGGATGATAAACATGTTTAGTTCAGTAAATGTCAACGTAGAAGATGGAAATCTTGGACGTAGTACAGTGGAGGGACGCGGTGTACAGGTAACAATCGGTGTATCAAATGTGAAAAGCACAGTTCCATTATTGATTACAAATACGATGAAACCAGATGTCATTAAAGAAAAATTAGGATATACACCTCTTGCAGATGCATGTATGGATGCAGCAGAAAACGGTTTGAAAGAGAATTATGCCATTCCGGTTACCGCAAATGTTCAGGGAACAGTGGGAAAAATCACACACTCCGGGGATGGCGCAGGTTCAATTTCAGTGGAAGGAAATCCCAATAATGTATATCAGGTAATCGTAGAGATTACCGAAACAGGGGATTTGAACAACGGTATGTTTCGATATTCCATTGATGGAGGAAATACTTTTTCGATGGAACAGATGATACCAATGACGGGTACATATGAATTGTCAAAGACGGGTCTGGTACTTAAATTTTCGGAGTCTGTTGAATTTAAAGAGGGAGATGCGTATTCCTTTGAAACGACAGAGCCGGTATTGAATAATCAAAGTGTGCTACAGGCAGTGGAAAGTTTAAAAAATAGTAATATCTCGTTTGAACTTGTACACATTGTTGGGACATCTGGAAAGGCATTGTGGGCTGCTTTACAGCAGGAAGCAGTGGAATTTCTTAATATCTATAAAAAACCGGTAATTTTTGTAGTCGAAGGAAGAGAAAAAAGGGAAGAGGAAACTTTAGACGAATATCTGATAGCTATGAAAGAGGAACGGCGTGGGATCAGCAGCATTTATATCTGTGTTTCTTTATCCTATGGAATTTATATAGGAAATGACATGTCTACAAGGATAACCAATATGGCTGGAGTCATATGTGGGTTATTTGGGCGGGCAAAGGAAAGCCTTTCAATTGGATGCGTAAAAGATTTCCCGATAAGCTCTGCAAAATTGCTGAAATTGATTCCGGAAGGTATAAGCGAGTATACAGAAAAACTGGATGAGATGGGGTATACCGTGTTCCGGCAGTATACAGGTCTGGAAAATTATTATGTTTCAAATGCAAATACACTTGCCCCGGATAACAGTGATTTTCCATATGTTGAAAATGTCAGAGTACTAAACCGTATTGTCAGGGAAGTTACAAAAAGGGCAACTGAAAACATTCAGCAGGAGATTGATCCGGAAGAGATTGAGACCAGTGTAAAAGGTATTGAGAGCGAATTGAATATCGCAATGGATGACTGTGATGATGATAAGATTATTAGTTCTGGTGAGGTTACGATTGACACGGAAAATACCAATATTCTTGTGGATGAGACATTGACTGTAAATGCAGAGTGGGTTCCGATGGGTACGTCACGCGTGTTTAATATTAATTTTGCGGTGAAAAATCCCTATGGAACATCCAGTGCAGAATAGGGGGAAAATAAATGGCAAAAAACAAATTAATTAATGGAAGAGCATACGACTGGAACAGTATTGATATTGCTGTTCCTGGAATGCAGAATATTGAGATTACAGATATATCTTATGGCAGTAAACAGGAAGAAGAGGCTGTTTATGGAAAAGGCGGAGATCCGAGAGGTTATGGGACAGGAAATCACAGTTCAGATGTGACGGTATCCATGTCAAGGGAAGACTTCAATGAATATTGCCGGGTGCTTAAGAAAAATGGTGTAAAAAGACTGTTCAATTATGTTATTCCAAAGATTACAGTTAGTTTTGCAAATGAAGAAGAGAAAACGACGACGGATATTATAAATAAAGTCAAGTTTTCAGAGACTTCATTTAAAGCGGCTCAGGGTGATAAGACATTGAAAGTTGAGTTAAAAGGAACAGCTTATGGTGGTGTTAAATACAACGGACTTCGGGCGTAAAATTTAATGATAGAAATTGGAGGATTATTATGGAGAATTTAAATAAGGATATTAAAACACCATTCGGTGAGAACATGAATTTATCAGCAGCGGATGAGAATTTAGAAACAGAATCAAAGACACAGGAGCCGAAAACAGGAGATGATTTGGTTAAAAGCTTAAGAGAAAAATACAAAACAACCGGTGGCAAGGCTTATGAGGTAAAGGTTTCTTTTAATGAAGATGACGATGAAGAAAAAACGTATGACTTCATTTTTAAGAGACCAAATACAGCTTCGTATGACAGATATGTGAAAACTTCTGCAGCATCAACAAGTAAGGCATTAAAAATGTTTCTGTTAGACAATATATGTCTGGAGCAGGAGAAAGATCTGGAAGAAGCATTGGAAGAATATCCGGCTATGTCAATTGGTATCGGCGAAAAGCTTCTTAATATGCTTGGTCTTAGCAAGGATACACAGGTAAAAAAGCTGTAGATGAATGCAAGCGAAAAATAAGTGCAAATGAGA